TCTCAATTAGAAAAAGACAAGCAATTAGCAGAAAAATATACTAGAGAAGAAGAAGATTTACTTGCAGATACTGAAACTAAAAAAGCTATCTTACTTCATAGAAGAAATAGTGAAGAAATAGCTCAAATGAAAGATTTGAATGCTAAAAAAATAGCTTTGCAAAATGAATACGATGCTAATGTTATTCGAATGAATGCGGCTATGGAAGCCGACAAAGAAGCTGAATATAATAAGTCGGTTGAATTCATGAATCTTCAAGATGGTAATTTTGAAGTTAGTTTGCAAAAACAATTAGAACATTACGAACATCTAAAAACAATTCAAGAAGACTATGGAAAATCTACGATTGAAATAGATAAACAAATTGCAGAAACCAAAGGACAAATTGCAGAAGATAATTATAACAAATCGATTGCAATAATTCAACAAGAAAAAAATGATAATTTAGACCAACAAAATAATGTGTTAAAGCATTATCAAGATTTACGGGATAAATTAATTTTAAATGGAGAATCTACCATTGCAATCGAAAAAGAAATTGCAGAGCAAAAAAAATTAATAGCCAAAACTGAATTAGATTACAAAGATTATACGATTAACAAAGGTATTGAAGTTGCGGCACAAGGTGGTCAATTATTACAAGATTTAGCTGGCAATAGTAAAGCGGCTGCAATCGGTGGAATCGTTTTAGAAAAAGCGGCTTCAATAGCTTCAATCATAGCATCTACATTTGCAACGAATGCCAAGTTTACAGGACACCCAGCGTCTATTCTTACATTTGGTGGAGCAGCAGCAGCACCAGTGGCATTGAATACGGCAAGCGGTGCGATTGGTATAGCTTCAATTATTGCACAAGCGAGTAAAAGTATAGCAGAAATTAACAATACCAAATCAGATGCAGAAACTCCTGGTAAAACAGCACCATCCAAATTTGCAACGGGTGGATTGGTTACTGGCATGGGTACTTCTACAAGTGATAGTATCATGGCTAGATTATCAAATGGAGAATCGGTAATCAATGCAAAATCTACTGCGATGTTTGGAAATTTACTTTCTAATATCAATCAAGCTGGTGGCGGTGTAGCGTTTGGCAATCAAAATAACGCAAATCCGATATTTAAGACGTATGTAGTAGCTTCTGAAATGACAAGTCAAATAGAAGCCAATTTAAAATTAAAACAAATAGCACGTTTATAATGAATAGAAAATTAATAGAATTAGTAATTAGCGAAGATGGTGGAGTGGATAAGATTTCACTCGTTGAAGAACCAGCCATCGAAGTAGATTTCATGTACTTCAAAAAAGAAACTGAAAAATACAGGTTTGATAATGATTTGCAAATTGTTATTGGGCCGGCCATGATCCCCGACTTGAAAATAATTCGAGTTGACGATAATGGTAATTATTACGATGTAGTATTTAGCAAAGAAACTATTTTGAAAATTGCAAAAAAATTCATGAAAGAAGCCCGCACGAACGATGTTAATCAAGACCACGAAAATAAAAAGAAAACGGGAACGTATGTTTATGAATCGTGGATTGTAGAAGATGAAAACGACAAGGCTATACAGAAATATGGTTACGATGTGCCCGTTGGGACTTGGATGGTAAGCATGCAAGTAGAAGACAAAGAGACATGGCAAAGAGTTAAAAACGGAGAATTAAAAGGCTTTAGCGTTGAAGGTATGTTCGAGGAATATGAGAACGAAGAATTATTCAACAAGATAAAAGGGATCGTGGAATTTGACGAAGACAAGGCTTTGGAACTTGCGAAAACTTTGGGAATCAAAGCAAGTGATATGGAAGAATTTGACTTGGTAGAAGTAGATGAGAATTTCATACGACCACAAGGATATAAAGAAGGATTGACTGTCTACAAATACGATGGCCCGCCAGCAGAAAGAATCTTTTGCCGTACTATGTTATCTTTAGAAACGTATTTCACATTCGAGGAAATCAAAGCAATCGCACAGGCACCAGTTAACCCTGGTTTCGGGCCACGAGGAACGGATATTTACGACATATGGAAATATTCGGGCGGGGCAAATTGCAAACATTTTTGGCGTAAATATTACATCAATGCTAAAGAGAAAGTGATAAACAAAGGTAGAGCGCCAGGACTTGCGGGAACAGCTCCATGGGATCAACCAAATCATGGTTTCTTACCCAATAACAAAAAATAGTTATTCACAAAAATTGTTAAAAACTTTAAATTAAATATATACAGATATGTACAAGATTAAATTAAACCAAATTAGAGCACTTTTAGGCGTAGAGGTGTCTTTAGAGAAATTAATTTTAGCTGATGGGACTGAATTATCTACTGAAAAATTAGAAGTAGGTTTCCCAGTTTTTGACGCTGAAAATAATCCCGTAGGTGCGGGCGAACACAAATTAGTTGACGGCACAATCTTCATGACAGATGAACTTGGTATCATTACCGAAGTTATCAGAGTTGAAGAAGAAATGCCCGAAGTAGAGGCACCAGTTGAAGTATCAATTGAAGCGGCACAAGTTGAAGAAGTTGCAGTCGATCCTATGGTGTTAGTTTACGAGACTATTATGGAGTTGAGCAATGAGATTGCTAAATTAAAAGAAAAAGTTAGCACATTCTCAAAAGCGCCAGCGGTTGCACCAATCAAAAAAACTGATAACGAAGTTATCGAAACAACATTCTCAAAATTAGAAAGATTAAAATCAATTAAAAACCAATTAAAAAAATAAAAAATGGCATTCGATTTACAATTATTACCAAATTATACAGACCAATTATCAACCGACCTTATTAGTGAGGCGTTGTTGAAATCATTTACTACTGACTTCGTTACTATTCAAGCTGGTAAAACTGCGGGAACTTCTGCAATTAACGTTATGAACTCAAATGTTGACATTATAGATGCAACTTGTGGATTTGCAGCTGGTCAAGTAGGTGGAAACGAAACAGTTTTTTCTCAAATTCCTTTAGTAGTAGGTTCTAAAATGTTGAAGGAGCAATTATGTCCTGAAGATTTAAGAACTAAATGGACTTCATCTCAATTAAGCGCTGGTGCAAATCAAGAGACAGTTCCTTTCGCTGAATTAATCGCAAACAACAAAATGGCAAACATTGCTAAGTATGTAGAAAATACAATTTGGCAAGGTGATAATGCTAACTTAGATGGTTTATTAGACCAATGTTTGAATGCAAACGGGACTATCAATTCAGCGGGCGCTTATGCACAATGGACTACTTCAACAGCTATTGCAGAGTTTTGGTTAAACGTAGGTTCATTAACTCCAGCATTACAAACTGAAGATGATTTAATCATGTACACTTCATATGCTAACTATCAAGCGTTAGTTGGTGCATTGATTAACACAGGCGCTTCAATAATCGGTACTTTCGCACAAGTTAGCAACGCAAGTGGTGTTAACGCTCCAAGTTCATTCGTTTTCCCTGGTACAAACATTACAGTTTTCGCAGCACCTGGTATCAATGATCCAGCTCGTGTAATCTTAGCTCCTAAAAAATACATTTTCTTCGGAACTGGTTTATTAGATGAAATGGACACATTCAAATTCTACTACAATGAAGCTGATGATATCATGAATTTCAATGCTAAATTCAGACTTGGAACAGCGGTTTATGCTTCTCAAGTAGTATCAAACAAATAATCATAAAAAAGGGAGCTAATAACTCCCTTATTTTTCAACTTTAAAAAATATTAATAAACATGGCATGTAGCATATTAAACACGATTAACTTGGATTGTATGAGCGCACTTGGTGGCGTAAATACTATCTACGTTTTTGCGGGTGATAATTTCGAAATCCAAACAGTTACAGCAGGCGAAGTTACTTTGGCTGGTGGTAGTGGTGATTTCTTTCAATACAAATTTGCAAAAGATACTGCAAAATTAACAGAAACAGCAACGATTTCAAACGCAAACGGAACTGTTTTTTACACAACTGAATTAAGCGTTAACATCTCAAAAAGAGACGTTGCAAAAAGAAACGAATTCTTATTGTTAGCAAAGAATCGTGAGATTAGAGTTATTGCATTAGATAACATGGGTCAATACTGGTTGTTAGGTAACACAAGAGGAGCGGTTTTATCTACTATGGTGGGTGAAGGCGGTCAAGCAATCGGAGATATGAACGGATACACATTCACGTTCCAATCAATGGAAGCGGATCCAATGCCAGCATTGAGTTCAGCAAGTAGAAATGCAATCGCAGCAATCGCACCGAATTCAAGTGCAGCAGTAGGTGGATTTGATTTCAATACTTCAGCTAACTAATATTAACCTTTAAAAAAATAGGGCGGTGCGGTCAATCGCATCGCCTTTTTTTATTCTTATGATAAATTTAGTGACAGGATTAAACGAGTTTATAATTTACGGAGATTTCACACAAAATATGAATAGTTATCGAATCCATTTATTCAATGGCTTTGATAGGGTTGAGCACATTTGTAAATTAGAAAATAAAACAAGCAGCACAAGATTTGCAGAGTTTACCATTTACATTAACGATGGTATTACAGGAGACTATCATTTGAACGGATTGCCATTTGGTAATTTTGATTATACGATTAACATCGAAGATGACATTTACAATCGTGGGCAAGCGTTTTTGGCTGGCGATACAGAAGTACAAAAAATTGAATATATATCCGATAATGAAAAAAGCGAAAGCGTAATATATGTAAGCTAATGAAAACGATTATAGACACATTAAAAGAGCCCGTAAACGTATTAAACGCAACGACTTTCGGAGTAAGTTTGACGACATTGCCCGAGGATTTAAAGATAGTTTTCTACATTGTATCAATTATTGCATCAATATTAGTTAGCGTGAAGTATATTTACGAAATAATTTCATTGCGAAAAAACGCTAAAAAAGATATTTAATAACATATGAACAATTTTGCATTCAATTCGATTTCACAAATTCAAATAAATTTACCTACGTTTTCCGAACGTGGTTCAAAAAAATGGATTAGCTATGGAGAGGATAATTTATATCCTCAATTTATAGCGAGCTTATTTTTGCGTTCTGCTATCAATAGAACAGCTATTCAATCAAAGATTGACGCTACCATAGGGAATGGATTAAAGACCACTGATGAGTCTTTAAATTACGTTTTAGTACGTGCGAATCCGATTGACTCATGGAACGATGTGTTTGAGAAATGTGCACAGGATTATATCACGTTTGGTGGATATGCAATGAACATAATTTGGTCAAACGATGGTAAAACAATAAGCGAAATTTATCATTTGGATTTCACAAAAGTAAGAAGCGGTAAAATTGAACCAGGTGATGACGCACCAAAAGAATATTTTTATTCTACGAATTGGGAAAATTCAAATAAATATAAGCCAACACAATATGCAACTTACAACCCTACATTGTCAATCGAACAACCTTCACAAATATTGTATGCGTTTGATTATGAACCTGGCAATATTTATTATCCTTTGCCAACGTATGCTGGTTCGATTAATGACATCCAAATTGATATAGAAGTAAGTAAATTTCATATCTCGAATCTTGCAAATAGTTTGAATCCTTCTTTGTTTATTAGCTTGAATAATGGAATACCAGCGCCCGAGGAACGTAAAGAGATTTATGATGAATTAACGATGGCTTATCGTGGAACTGAAAACGCTGGTAAGGCATTTGTTGCATTTAGTCAAGACAAAGAACATGCTCCCGAGGTTACTCCGATAACAAGCACAAATGATAATTACTACACTACTTTAGAAACTCGAATTACAACGAGAATCTTAACAGGGCATAGAATTACAAGTCCGTTATTATTGGGACTTTACAATGGTGGCGCTGGCTTTAGCTCTAATGCTGATGAACTTGCGGTGGCCTATGGTCATTTTATTGGGACTTGTATTAGACCAATACAAAAGAGCATGTTAAGAGTATTCAATAATTTAATGTTGAATAGTGGATATGATACAACCCTTTACATTATGCCTACAACTATTATCGAACCAACAGCAATACCAACAACAACAACTTCAATCGTAGAATAATGGCAATAACAAACGTACTTTTCGTATCAGAAACGAAACTAAAATCATATACTTCAATCCATCAATCGGTTAGCCCTGACGATTTGCAACCATTCATCTTACAGGCTCAAGATATTTATTTGCAGAATTACTTGGGTGCGACATTTTATCAAGAATTACAAACTCAAATCACGAATAATACATTAACGATTCCAAACAAAAAGATACTTGATGACTTTATTGGTGCGATGTTGTGTAATTATGCGCTTTACCATGCTTTACCTTTTTTGAAGTACAAAGTATTTAATAAGTCAATCATGAATAATGATAGCGAAAGTGGTCAATCGATTGATTTGGAAGCATTGAAATTTTTACAAAATGAAGTTCGTAGTGTAGCTGAAAATTATACTAAAATGATGACTACATACTTAAAGAATAATTTAAGCGATTATCCTGCATATAATAGTTATGATTTCCTTGATGGAATAACTCCCGACAAAGGAACGCCTTACTTTAGTGGATTGCAAACAAATTCGAGCTTCAATTTGGCAAGACGTAGAATAAATAGACGTGGAGATTGTAACGATTGCAACGGATACGAATATTAAAAAATTTAACTAAAAAACAAATATAAAAAATGATTGACAATTCAAAATTCATTATTACAAATGAAGTAATCGTAGACAAGTACGACTTAATGATCCAAGCGGATGTAACTGGGACACCAGCTATTTTGCAAATTCAAAAAGCTAATTATGGTATTGTATTTATTGGCAACTATACTTCATTAAAATTCTTTATTGATGGGGATAAATTGGTAATTTTAGACAACAACTTTTACGGAGAATTTTCAGCTAATAACGTTGACGGATTTAACACGGCGCAAGATTTATTAGTTGCATTAAAATCGGGAATTAACTAATAAAATATAAACCATGACAAAATTAATATTACAAGCGGGCCAATTAATTGACGTTATTAACTACAATGAAAATCAATACTTTTCTTTAGTTGTTAGCGAAGATTTACCAATGCCAACAGCGATTTACAAAGAAGATACATCAATCGGAGTGAACGTACAAAGATTTATCGTAGATAGCGTAATCATTGCAGTTATAAACACTAGCGAAAATTTAACTGATAACAATGGTAATGTTTACGAAAGAGTTGAAAGCGCAGCCATCCTTACTGAAAATAATTTTAAACCATTAAAAGAAACAGATGAAACAGAAAATTAAACATTGGTACGAATCAAAAACAATCGTTATGAATATCCTGGTATCAATTACAATGGTAATGGCTTTATTGCCTACATTGTTTACTGATTTGCAATTGGATGAAAATTTAAGCCTTCGATTGACCGTTTTAGTAGGATTTATAACGAATGTAATTAACATCGTTTTACGTTTTATTTCTACTGATAAAATAAAGCGTAATGCCTAGTTCAATCATAACTGCAAAGTTTGATTTGATGCGGTTAAATTTGCCTAAAAATAGCGAATTTACACTTGATAACAATACGATTAAGGTAAAGCATAGCGACATAACTTTAAAGTCTGAAATCGAGGTACAAATTCGGAAAGTAACTGCATCAATCGGAGCTGAAATAACAGACAAGTCAACAAGCGCAAGAATAAAGTTTGAAGTCAAATTTTAATATATATTTTTGTAATAACATGAAACCGAAAATATTTAGTCAAGCAGAAATGGTAAAGTACTTTGGCAAAGCAAATGCTGAAGGGACTTATTTAACCATGATTGATTTGCCTTATACAATGTACTATGATAGGCAACCAGTTAAGCGAATGAGATGCCACAAAAAAGTAGCTCAAGCGTTTACTAATGTATTCAATGAATTATTGAGTAGTTACGGAGAGCGCAAAATAAATGAATTGGGAATTAATGACTTTGGCGGTTGTTTTAATTACAGATTGATGAGAGGTTCAAGAACTAAACTTTCAGCTCATTCATGGGGCACGGCTATTGATTTGGATCCTAACAGAAATACATTAAAAGAAAATCATAAAACAGCACGTTTTGCACGAGCAGATTATAAAGCTATGATTGACATATTTGAAAAACATGGCTTCGCTTCATTGGGTAGATTAATGGATAAAGATTGGATGCACTTTCAGTACGGATTACCGATTTAACTCGTTTTTTTCATAATTAAAATTTAGTGTTTTAGGCTCAATGTTTCTACATTGGGCTTTTTTTTTAAAAATTTATAGCCTTTATTCATGCGCCTTTCAGAGAATTAACAAAAATAATTTGCAAAATAATTTGGTAGTACGAAATAGCGGTGTATATTTGCACTATCAATAACAATTAAAAACAATAATTATGACAAACACATTAAACATCGCACAATTAGAAAACAAAATTTCAAACATGAAAAAAGATGGTAAATACACTACTAACTTTTTATTGGTTTTTGGTTCAATAAAAAATTTAGAATTAAAGAGCGAAGATATCTTAATAAGAATGGATGATTTTTTAACTAAAAAAGGATTCTAATAATGATAATAGAAACACTTGAAGAAGCGGCCCAAAAACATACGACTAATTTTGAAACTAGGATTGCTTTTAAATTGGGAGCTGAATGGCAAAAACAAAAAATATATAGCAACCAAGATTATATAAAATGGGATATAGATTTTAATTACGCTTATAATAGTTTTTTATTATCGGGAGATTACAACGGGCATAGATTTACAATAGGAGTTGTTGACGCTTTTTTTAATATTCCTTTAATGTATGCTAAATGGAGAATAACTAAAAAATATAAAATATTATACCCTGAAAGATTTAAAAATAAACAAAAACAAAAACAATAATTATGATTACACTAACACAACAAACAAGCGAGCAAAACACATTAACTCAAAACCATTTGGATATGGTTACAATGAATGAAGTTAAAAAAGTAAATTTAGTATGCCAATTAGAAAGACTTGAAATCGAGATGCAACAACCAACAAAGGACTGGGATAAAATCGCATTCTTAAAAACTGATATTGCTAGATTAAAAAACTACTTAAAAAATAATTAATATGGAAAAGCAACAAACAGCGGTTGAGTGGTTGGAATCTTTATATTATCCACATTACATACCAAAAGATATTTTTAAACAAGCCAAAGAAATGGAAAAGGAGCAAATGAAAGAAACTTTTAAATTATTATTAAAAGCCCATGTTGATTGGACAGTTTTTTCTAATAAAATTTTAGATGAAACATTTGAAGATTATTATAACGAAACTTTTAAAAACAAATAATATGAAAGAATTATTAAAAAGATTAATAATAGGGTGTATAGGTTTTTTATTTATATATTTAATATGTTCATTTTATAATGTAACATTTGATATATCAAAATGGAGCAAAGAAACTAGATTTATATCTTGTTTATTAGGTTCATTTTCATTCATAATGTTTTCTACATATCCTAATTACAATTTTAAAAATAATTAATATGGAAATAGTAAACACAACCATCGTAACATCGGTAGCAGAAATCAAAGAGCTCATTCAGTATTGTTTGGTGCATGACTTTGAAGGTCAAATAAACCTCACATTTGATGACGACAAAATAATAGTTTCAGAACCATCGAAAGAAATAGCGCCCGATTATATTTCATTTAAACTTTAAGCACATGAAAACAGGACAACAAATAAGAATTAAAAGCACTCAAGAAGTAGGCACAATAACTGAAATCAATGGAGAATCCGTTAAGGTTTACGTGGTCAAACGTGGCACATTTAGATATTTAAAATCTAATTTAGAACCAGTAGATAGAATCCCAAAAAGCGACTGCATAGAAAACACACATTAAGACATGGAAAATAATAAGAAACTAGGACGTAAAAGTATTTACATAAACCCTAAAAACAACACGCTAAAGACGTATAGAAGTAACAATCACAAGCTACTTGACATCGTCAATAAATTGATACAAAACAAAAACAGGATCAATCCTCAAAAGCTAACTGATAAACAACGTCAAGACATTAGCGAAACCATTAACGAATTATTATTTATATAATTCTTAAAATAAATTTTGTAGTACGAAATAAAGAAGTATATTTGCACTCTATTAAACATTTAAAAAATAAAAATTATGAAAAGAAAAACAACATTCAACACCGAGAAATTTTTAAAGCTATCTCAATTCTTATGTGACAACGAATACACATTTGATGAAATGCGTGGAATCTTATTTGAGTATGCAAATGAGACCGCCATGATTGATTTGGATTTAACAATTGAGAATAGAACTATGAGCACATTTGTTGAAATGGCTATCGAGGATCCAAACATGGATTACCAATTTAAAATCTTTACTCAATGCTTTGTAAGACGTGAATACGATGTAATGAGCGAAGCCGAGGAAAAGGAATATTGGGACGAGGAACAATTTAAAAGCGACCTTTGGAATATAGGATATTAATTAACGGGGGGTAAAACCCCCACTAAAAACAAAATAAATTATGAATAAAGAACTAGCAAAACAAACCAAGGCTACTATAACAAGCCTATTCAAACAATTAGATTTAGACGTTGTACCATTAGAGCAACTAAATGTTATCTTGTCAACACCACCGCCAGCAACCTGGGTAAAACAACACCCGTTTATTAAAGGTTATAATTACTTGCCGATTGATAAAGTAGAATATCTTTTAAGACGTTGTTTCAAAAAGTATCAAATTGAGGTAATTAAGACGGCCCAATTATTTAATGCTATTGAGGTAACCGTTCGTGTTCACTATCTTAACCCAGCGACCAACGAAATGATGTATCACGATGGCGTAGGAGCTCAAGAATTGCAAACTACGAAAGGAAGTGGCAATCTCAATATGGATATGAGTAACGTAAATAAAGGTGCAGTTATGATGGCTTTGCCAATAGCGAAATCAATTGCCATCAAAGACGCATGTGACCATTTTGGAGATTTATTCGGAGCTAATTTGAATAGAAAGGATATTGTGCAATTTACGGGCGATACGGAGCTTTTAAGCGCTGAAGGTATACACAATAGCAAAGAGAAAGAACGTGTCGAAAAACACATTCAAAATGCGAATAACGTAGAAACTTTGGTACAAGTTGAAAATCTTATCGAGAAATACGATTTAAGTATTATTTTTAACTCCAAAAAAGAATTATTAAATGGAAAATAAAATCTTATTTCGTTGCAGTGGCACAGGTTCATTAATGAACGAACCTAAATTGAAAGCAGATAAAGAAGCTGGCAATCTTTCAGAAACCGCAAAGACTTTCGTTGAAGACAAGTGGCTATTTGATACGTTCGGATTTGCCGAACTACTCAAAAACGACTACATGGATAAAGGAAACGAATGTGAACAAGATAGCATGGATTTGGTTAGTCAAGTAGTGCCTGGTGGATTTCGTTCACGATATAATACGAAGTTACAAAATGACTATGTTATAGGAACTCCCGACATCGTGTTAACTGATTGTGTTGAAGACATCAAAACTTCATGGAATCTAAAGACTTTTTTCAATGCTGAATTATCAAAGATGTACTACGCACAGGCCCAGTGTTATATGTGGCTAACTGGGAAAGAAAAGTATCGTTTGATTTACGCCCTGGTGCCAACACCTCAACACATGGTCCTAAATGAATGCGAGAAACTTTCATGGAAGTACGGCAAAAATTACGACAATGAAGACTATATTGCTCAAACACAACAAATTCAACGTAATAACGATTTGATTAAAGATTTACCCATTGAAAAACGAGTTAAGGTATTTGCTTTTGATTATGATCCAGCATACATTGAATTATTAAAAATTAAAATCGAGAAAGCTCGAGAATATTACAACACATTAAAACTATAATTATGAAAGAAAAATTTGAATTTATTTACAACACTGTAAAAAATAACATGGAAAAATTAGATAAAAAACTAATTAATGTTGAACAAGCAAAAGCTATGGCTTCATTGGCTAAACAAGCTAACAATGTGTTAGTTACTCAATTAGATGCTGGCAAGTTTATAGCTAATATTAAAGACGCAAAAATACATTTAGATGAAGTTGGATTATAATACTTTAGAAGTTTTTAAACATACACAAAGCCCTTATGAAATATGGTGCTTTGAAAATGTTGGGACTTTAGGCTTTCAACTTCATCAATTTAGAAAAGGATTTTTAAAACGTAAAAATGTTAATGGGTATAAAAAAACAAATAAAAATACTCCTATTATAATTGATAAATTGATAAATTCTTTTGATAGAAAAATAAAAAATATCTCAATATTTACAGATAATGTAAAAGATGAATACTTTGAAAGAATCAAACGTATTTTTGATGAACATTATAACGATACTTTTGAACCTAAAAAAAGTAAAAAGACTTGTTATTTTGAATATTTAGCTGATAATTATATCCTATATAAAAAAAATTATAAATCAAAAACATTTAAAGAATTTAAAAGTAGTGGACTTTTAAAAAATTATAAAAATTAAAATTATAAATTATGAAAAACGAAATACAAAAACACATCAAAACGCTAACAGCATACGAATATACTTTGCTGAATACCATTTGCGACTATTCAAAGATTAAACTTGATGATTTAGTTGGTCAAAAAAGACATCGAAAGTTTGTAAACGCTCGAAAGGTTGCAAGCTATCTTCTCAAAAAGAATGGTTACACGCTTCAAAACATAGGACAAATAATTAGCTTAATACCTAAAGACCATACCAGCATAATGTATAACATACGTTTAGCTGAAAGCCACTATCAATTTGAACCATTATTTAAAAACATTGTAGATAGTGTAGGCAATGTAGTAATTAAACAAGATTTCACGGCTTTAAAACACATCAAATGATTGAGTTAAACGAATACATCAAACAGAATCCTCAAATGAAATTAGAGCAGATTTCGAGGTTATATGGAGTTAGTGTTAGTGCAATAAGCAAACGTAGAAAAACGCTTGGAATTAAGCACGAAACTGGCGAGCTTTGTAAAAAGATAGCATCAATGCTAGATAAACGAAATATCGAGATAGCAAAGGAATTAAAATGCTGTCAAAGATTAGTTGCATGTGTAAGATTTAAGAATAATAAAGAAAAAAGAATGAACAGAAAAGTAGAATTGAATCCCGAACAAATAAAGATAGTAAAGGCAAATTATGATAAGATAAGCATTGATAAGCTTGCTAAATTAGTAGGAGTGACTAAAAACATCTTGCGTTCACGAATGATTGAAATGAAGTTATATAATGAGAAATCAAAGGTTAACTTTTATGGCTACGATTTAGACAACGGCAACGGATATTTCGATATTGATAAATATATAAAAATTATGTACTAATGGATCCGAAATATTTAAAAAGTAACACCGACATCACTCTAATCCTTACCTATGCAACGCAAATAAGCAGACTTTGTGAGAATGTTATCTTGGACATGCAGTTAACAAAGAATCTTAAAAAAGATTTCACAGACTCCATGAATGCAGCGCTTAGAATCCACAAGATTATAGCCAGTATTACTAATTACGAAATGCGAAAAGAGATACATGAGCGAACTACGAACAATTACGATACAGGAGCATTTGATAATATCATGTTCACAATAGGTCAAATGTCGGACGAACAACGTAATTTAGCAGACGAAATAATGAGCGAAATATTAAATAACACATTAAAAATAAATAGAAACAATGAATAAGATAATATTAATTTTAGCTATAATTACAACAATGTCATGTCAAGATGATATAGTAATAAATAAAACACTTGAAAATTTAAAAGTTGAACCTATTATGGGAATACCGAATTATGGATTGAGTAGAATTATAATAGATGATACAACTACAATTCTTATGTATAAAGGGTATCAATCGGTAAGTATAATACAATTAAAATAACCAGAGAAAATGAATAAAAATTTAAAAGGGTTTGAATACCTAAATAAAACAAAAAGCGACAAAGGAAAAACATTTGAGACAAAAGAAATCGATGTCGCTAAAATGAAAGCGGTAAGAATTGATAAAAAAACAATTAAATTAATAAAGAAATGACACCGAAAGAGAAAGCAAAACAATTATATGATAGTTTTGAAGATGATTTAATGGAATCCGATGTTTATTTTTTAGAAGCTGCAAAAAAAAGATGTGCATTAATAGCAGTTAATGAAATAATTGATATTTTTGAAAATATTGATGATATACAAGGATGGTACTATTCATATTGGGAATCAGTTAAAATTGAAATAGAAAAAACCGAAATAGAAAAACTTTAACAATTAAAAACAAATAAACATGAGTACAATGATTAGTGGGTATATCACCCTAGACAAATTAAAAGAAATCGTAAAGGTTTGCGAAAGCAAAAACGAAACAGGCTTTAAATTTACAGCCTCTATTTCAGACCAGTCAAACCAATACGGACAAAATGTGAGCTTCTTTGCAGAGCAAACTAAAGAACAACGAGATGCGAAAGTAAATAAGTATTATTTCGGAAATGGAAAAGTATTTTGGACTGATGGGAAAATTAGTTTAGGAACTAAAGACCAGCCAATCCCAACGAGCGAAATAAAGTATCAAGGTGGCAAAGTTGAAGATGTCAGAGTATTACAGGCTGAATCGGATGACTTGCCGTTTTAAGTCAAAAAATAATATGTAAATTTGTAAAATATACAAGATGTCGCATATCTTTAATTTAACTTTTTTATAGTCCTTTAGAATTTAGCATGATGCGACCGTGCTATTTTCTATAAGGACTTTTTTTATTTATGATTAACATCGAAGAAACAAAAAGAGATTACGAAGTATTAAAAAGTTTACATGACCTTTATTGGGCATTATTGTATTCAAATTTTAAAAATCATTTATTTGTAGAAAGTGTCTACAAAAATTTTATGGAACATCAAATGATTGCTATTGGTTATGTTGACTTATTATTTAAGCCAAGTAAAAAATTTATTACATTTGAAAAATATTGTAAAAAATATTTCGGGCACAAATTAAAAACAGATAAATTATGATTACATTAGACAGATGTCTTAGATTGCTCGAAAGTGGTTTATCACTAGCTACTTTAAGCGAAAACAAACAAGCCAATTTTAGTTGGAAACCAAACCAACAAACACCACTATCAAAAGAGGAATTTGCAAAGCGCTATCATTACCAGGGCGGGATAATGCTGAAAAGCGGTGAGCAAATGAAAGCGACATCAAACATTGCATTGATTACAGGCTACAATAACATTGAAGTTATTGACGTGGACTTGAAAGTTTTTGCAACTTTGCCGGAACAGACTAACTTTTGGAATGAGCTTCACGATTATTTGAAATCGAACATTGATGACTTTGATTTGAAGTTTGTTATTTACAAAACTAAAAACCAAGGTTATCATATTATTTATAAGTGCAATACCATTGTAGGTAATTCAAAGATAGCAAAATTAAAAGGACATAAAGAATGCGTAATTGAATCTCGTGGAATAGGCGGTTATGTAGTCGTTTATGATAATCAAATTAGCAAATTAGACTATCTCGAAATAAAGGCTATCACAGAACGTGACAGGCAAATATTGTGGGATATTTGTAAAACTTACAACTATGTTGAAGAAAGCGAAACGATACAACCCGAAAAGAAAGAAGTTAAAGAGTATGCAGAAAACGAAATCACTCCATGGAAAGACTACAACGATAAAATTGACATCTTTGATGTTATTGGTTCGGACTTCAAGATAGTTAAGAAACTTGCTAACCATTACATAATTTTACGCCATGGAGCTACGAGTGTGCAAAGCGGTTATGTTTATAGAAACTCTAATTGCATGTACTTATTTTCGACTGGAACTATATACCCAAACGAAAAACTAATAAGTCCTTTCAGTGCGTATGCAATAAAATATCATAACGGCAATTATAAAGAAGCCGCAAAGGATTTATACAATCAAGGATTTGGGAGCCGTATCGTAACTAAAAAGAAAGCTATTGAAGACAAAGAAATAATAAACATCAATGCAGACGATTTGAATTTCCCTATTGACATTTTCCCTCAAGACATTCAAGAGTACATGATTGAATGTAATAAAACTTTAGATAGCTCGATTGATTACATGGGGTGCTCAATGTTGTGGTTACTTTCAGTTATTGTAGGTAATTCAATTCAAATCGAGGTTAAGCGTGGATGGTACGAAACTTGTAATGTTTGGATTGCTATCGTTGGTAAGGCGGGACTGGGTAAAACTCCAAGTATTAGCAATATAATTTATCCACTCCAAAAAATCAATTCAAAGAGAATCAAAGAGTATATCAAACAATACGATAAATATGAAGCCTATTCAAAGTTAACCGCAGATGAACAAAAGCAAAAAGAGGAAACAAAGAAGCCTATTAAAAATCAATTCATTGCTAATGATATCACTTTGGAAGCCCTAGTCGATTTACATCAAGAATCAAAAAACGCAGTCGGAGTATTCAAAGATGAACTTGCTGGATGGTTCAAAGATATGAATAAGTATAGAGCGGGATCCGACCTTGAATTTTGGCTAAGCTCATGGAGTGGTAAGAGTGTAAGCATGAATCGAAAGACCGCAAAATCCTCGTTTGTTGAAAAACCATTTATACCGGTATTAGGTGGCATTCAACCTGGGATATTAGAGCAATCCTATACCGCTGAAAACAAAGAGAATGGATTTGTTGACAGGATGTTAGTAAGTATGCCTGAATTAGAGATTGAAAGCTATAATACAAACGAAATGGACGAAGCTACATTATTGTGGTACGAGACGTTTATAATCGGAATTTATGAGCATGTTAAATTCACTTTGATTGAATACGACCAGGACGCTGAAATCCTTGTTAAGAACGCTAAAATGGATTCAGAAGCTAAAATCGAGTGGGAAAGAATCTTTAACGACATTACCAATGTGCAAAATTCAGATGATGAAAACGAGTACATGAAAAGCATGCTACCAAAACAAAAGAGTTATATCCCTCGATTTGCGCTTTTAATACACATTTTAGACTACTTCATGGATGTTAAGCATAAAGACCCTTACATAGTAAATAAAGACGCAATTTTGAAGGCTGAAAAGCTATCCAAGTATTTTATTCAAATGGCAAAGAAAGTCAAGGTAAATTCGATTGAACATAAAGAGATTAAAGACGTAATTTATAATGCTAAAAATAAGACAAATAAACAAAAATTTGAAGATATGTACATGTCTAATCCTGAATTAGACAAAAAACGAGTGGCTGAAATGCTAGGATTGTCACGAACTCAGATTTATAGATATATAGCTGAAATTGAGAAAAAAGTGTAACATCGTGTAACGTATAGGTTACACATACGTTACACACTAAAACGTTGATAATCAACACTTTAAGTAAAAAAGCGTGTAACATGTTACACATTTATAAAAAAAATAAATGAAAAATAAAATAAGAAATAAAAATTTTCACTTCGTGTAACATGTTACACAAAAAACTCATAACTCATTGATAATCAATGAAAATCGTGTAACGTATCGTGTAACATTTGTGTAACGTAGTGTAACATTTAAAAAAATATAATATGAACAGAGAAACCAAAAAAAGATTCCTACAAGCCAAGCGTGAACATCTTATCAGAAAATACCCAACGTGGACGGAAGATGACATCAAAAGTTTTAGTCATTATACCAAAACTGATAACGGAGCGAATGGCTTAACCAGCTGCATTATTGATTGGATTACATTCAAAGGCGGTCAAGCTGAAAGAATAAACACAATGGGGCGCAGAGTTGACAATACAAAGATAGTTAAGGATGTTTTAGGCTTTACAAGGGTAGTTGGTTCGGTTAGCTGGCAAAAGGGTACAGGAACGAAAGGGAGTGCTGATATAAGCGCAACTATTCCTATGGTAGTGAACAACATGAAAGTAGGAGTTAGTGTGAAAATCGAGGTTAAGTATGGCAAAGATAGGCAAAGCGAGGATCAAAAGAAATATGAACATTCAATCAATGAAGCGGGGGGTATTTATGTCATTGCTCGGAATATTGATGAATTTATTGAGTGGTATGATAGCACATTTGGATAACGTGACTTATATTACACATAACAATCATTAACTAGTAAATTTTATAACACATTATGCAAATAGAATTTAAAATTACAGGTGAAGACCAAAACGAATTAATGCCATACTTTCAAGCGCAAAACAGAGATGCTTTTTTATTCGAATTATTTCACAATTTCTTTAGACATTGGAAAAATACAGATGGCATGGTTGACATTGAAGATGTTAAAGAAAAGTTATTTGAACTAAAGAATGAACATAATATAATTTTAGTCAATTAATAATACACTAACTTTGTTTTCCAAATGAACTTAATTGACTGATATAGTACAAGAGTACCCAATACTTATTGAAGCTAGTAAGAAGATTACTAACAACCATGAGCTACATATGGACTTGTTACACTATGCTTTAGAGGAACT